GATTTGCCTTGGTAAGTTCTTCTACATCGTACTTTACTTTACGTTCTTTTGATTCGGTCATAGCCATAAAGGTCACAACTCGTTGTGAACGTGGAAGAGTAAATTCAAACTCGTTTTTATGAAGTTCTACTTGTGATGACCCATCATATTCTTTGTTTTCAAATTGTGTTAAATCAATCACATCTTTTTGCTTTTTACCACTAAATGGGTCGGTGATTTCTACTTCGTAGTCTTTGCCATAACCCAAAATACGAGCAGCAATCATAATAGCGTTTTTATCACCCGTAACCAAGTCAACATACTTGATTGGGAGACCTTCACCATTTGATATGATTAGGGATTGAAACAATCGGTCAAGAACTGAACCATCTCTAATATACGATTGCGTTGTAAGAATGTCCTCTTCTTTTGCAGTCATATATTTCATCTCAACTTTACCACTTGAAAGGGGATTGTCTTTTGGGTAGATAAGTCCTCTTGATGGTAGTTCAATGATTTCGGTAGGAAACTGATAATTTTTCAGTTCCTTAATCTCGTGTTGTTTTCGTAATTGTTCAACTACGTTTTCGTTTTCGTAGTCATCATTTAGATTTTGAGCCATAACTTATTCTTTTGTTTGTTAGATACGAGTCCAAACACCAGCATCAAAAGTGTAAATACCACCACACCAATCCGAAGGGATTTCAGTTTCAACGTGGAGAACTTCATATCCACCATCCGTAGTGTAAGGACACTCGGTTAATTCAAAGCCTTCTACGCCAGTTAAAGTAGCAGGTTCGCTTGCATATAATGTTAAAGTTCCTTGTGTCATAACACAATCAACTACATTATCAATAGTTCTTCTAACAATGTTTACCATTTTAAATCTCCGTTTTATTAAACTATCTATAAATATGGAACTAAAAGTTTTTAAAACAAAAAACCCCACCGAAGTGGGGTCTTTCAATTTTCAATCCTAAATTAGTATTGTAAGATAGCGTAATCGTAAGTCAATGTTAAATCTACAGTTGCTAAATCTTCACCTGTGTAATCCATATCAGAAAACTTTGCACTCTGAATATAAGCGCCTTTCAATGTCCATTCTTCAACTTTATCACCAACTGGTCCTAATGAATTAAATACAATGTCTTTTTTGTAGAAGTCAGAATAACCATCACGACCCGTTACAGACTCGTGAGTCAAACGAACCCACTCCATTACTGCTTGAGCCGCTGAAGGAACTACCGCGTCATAAAGACTGATAGTTAAGTCTTGCCATTCAGAACGACCTTTTACATATCTACGAGTGTTGATATGGTCAATAGTCACTTTACCATTTTGAATTTCTGGTCTATTAGCCGCTTTGATGAGATATGCTGGGATTCCTTCCACATACATAATGAACCTGTTTGACATTTTTGGTTCAAAGTTTGTGAACATTATCTCCTGCGGTGTGAGTAAGTTTGCCATTTAAATTCTCCTAATCTTTCTTATAAATATACTATTCTTCAAATTATGCACCAGGGAAGGCAGCGCCCGTTGGGAGAATGTTGAAGTCCAAGACAATGAATTCAGCGGTCTTGGTAGGTTGTAAGTAAATTTCACCTACCATTGTGTTTCTATCAATCACATCTGGAGTATTATTAGTCTCATCCATCACCACTCTGAAAGCGTAAAGACCATTTCTTTGTTGGATTGATTCCAAATATGGGTTTACGATTGATAAGAATCGGTTTCTTGTAGCAGCGGTGTTTTGTTCAAATACCAAGTATCTTGTAGAAGATGCGATGTACTTCTTAACAGCGATTAACAATCTACGAACATTAATTCTATCCAAAGCGGATGGTTTAGCTTGTAGGGTCTTCTGACCGAATACCGTAGCACCTTGGCCAGGGAATGTAGCGATTGGGTTTACACGACCTTCGTAAAGTGTGTCTCTTTCAGCGTGAGTCAAACGAGACTTAACTTCAATAACATCGGTTAAACCACCACGATTCAAACCTGCGGGAGCGTACCACTCAGCAGCAACCGAATCGTTGAAAGCGATTACACCAGGAAGTACAACACTTGGTGGAACCCAAACTGGCTTGTTCTTATCGGTGTCAAGGATTTTTACCCAAGGATGGTAAGTAGCAACATAGTTAGAGTCAAACGAGGTTAAAGCGTTTACAACCGTTGTGTTTGAATCACCATATGCGCCAGCATCCATTACATAGAAACAATCTTGTCTATCTTCACACATATCTTTAGCAAACGTAGTTACTGAAGAGTGTAGTCTATGTAAGATACCCGGAGTCACAACCATATTGATGTCGAACTCATCTGGGTTAGAAATTGCGTTGATAGCTTTTCTCAAAGCAACCGTACCAGCAGCGGTAGCGGAAGAGCAATCCAAACCTTGAGTGTTTCCAGCGGTAATAGCATTACCAGTAAGAACTACTCGGTTTGGTTCCCAACCATCAAATCCACCTTGGAATGGAACCATAAATTTCTTGTAGTCAATACCACTTGTAGAAAGTGATACAGTAGTAGAACCCGAATTACAAGTAGCCAAATCAAAATCAGAACCAACTACTTCAGTATTAGAATCAGGAGTTGGTGTTAAGAAGTTTAAGTTGTCAGTTGTAGAGAAGTCGTATGAGTATCCAAAGAATACTTTAGTATTGGTTACACCACCTAAAGATTGAGATACAACATAAGTTGGGTCTGGTAAAGTGTACCCACTATGAACAGGTGAAGTTAATGCTGCGAATCCAAAAGGAACTAATGTAGAATCAATAGCACCATTTTTAACATCATCCGTAGCTTCAATACGAATGTGAGCAGAATTATTTGGGTAATCACCATTAATTGTTAATTTACCATCAGAGTCAACCGTGATGTATTGGTCACCAATTACTCTTGTAATGTAGTTTGGAGAATTTGGGTCAAGTGTAAGACCTGTGAACTCTTCTACGATATTTGGTCTTGTATCAGCATCTTGAATACCTTGTCCAAAAATAGAGTATGGGATTTTAGCAGTATCAACTCTGCGAACTTGTAAACTAAATGTTCCGTATTCAGAACCTGGAACTTCAGAAGCAGGTTTTACATCACGGATAGCAATTTTAAACTCGTAGTTTGTAGCAGTACCGTGAGAAAGAGTATGAACTTTAAATAAGTTTGTAGCAACACCACCAACTTTTTGAGACTTGATGTATGGTGTTGATGCGTGAGAGTATTCCTTGGTGTAATCAGTATCAAATTGAACAAGAGAAACTTTAACGTTTTCAGCCGTAGCAAATGATTGTGATTGGAACGTGGAGAAGTTCAAGTATGTGTAAGCGACTTTAGAAGATTTAGGAGCGTATCCGTAAACTTTAGTAAAGTAGTTTTCAGAACTTGGGTTCATTGAAGCTGAAGTAGCGGTTGTTGAAATTGAACCGCTTAGTGTTAACAAGAACAAAGAAGCACTTGCAGCAGTATCTACTGTTGATAAATCAAAATCACTACCATTTGTAGTTGTAGTTGGGTGTAATACAGCACCAACTTTAGTTCCAACTGATGATGAAACTACTAATGCAAGTGTTGGCGCAGTATAACCATTTGAACCCAACACTCTAACGACAGTTGCGTTTGGAGCATCTTGTAAGTATGATTGTGCGGTGTATGGAAGATAAGAATCTTCGGTCAAACCACCAAATTTTTGTTGGAACTCGTTAAATGATTCTACCTTCGTTGGAACGAATGCAGGACCCTTGATAGTTTGTCCGATAAGAGCGCCACCAATCTCACCAATACCTTGTGGTAAGAAAGAGAGGTCTTTTTCTCTTGTGAAGACACCTGGACTAACAATTCTTTCAGCCATTATTTTTCTCCTAATGTTCTATTTTTGGAATTTTCCTTACTAATAAATACCAAGAAAATTAGGGAAACACAATAATTATTGTTTAGGAGTAAAAGTGTTTTTCTCTAAATCTACAACACCCTCACCATACTTTTCTTTTAATTGTTGTGCGAGTTTACCCTCGTTCTCTTTCAAAGTATTGTAACGACTTACAAGTTGGTCTACTTCAGCGTTCAAAGCTTTGTAAACTCCCTCAAGTTGGAGCTTCTCAATTTCAATCTCACCTAATCTGGCTAATGATTGAATTATTCCACCCTGCAACTCATTAATGTTCTTTACTTCTTCTTCGGTAAGTGATATAACTGTTTTTTCCATAATAAATCTTTTTAATATAGTATAAATATGAAATTACAAGTCGTAACTCTCATTCCATATGATTTTACCAACTGAATATGTTTTTCTCGTGTTATTTTTAACTCCTGCAAACTCCGGCAATAGGTATGCTTTGACTTGAAGGGTCACTTCCGACTTTACAATTCGGTCTTCACCCACTTCTTGAAGTGTTTCAAATGAGTATGAGTCGGCTTTAACCATAAATTTGTATCTATCACCAAAAGAACGACCTTGGAAAAACACAATTTGTTCTACAATCTTATTTACCTGCTCTTGGTAATCACACCAAATAATAGTGGAGTATTCAACATTTACATAATCCGGCTTTTCAACTGAATAATACTCTTTAGATGGTTTCTGACCTGTTAAAACTGAAAACTGGTCGTATCTATTGTCTCTCGTGTATGTTCTCTCAAACATTTGATTTGCATCTTCAGCATTTATGACTTTCAACTTAGCCATATCCGTATTTGGAGATAAAGAATTACGCTTGAAGACAATTACAGGTGTTAAAATCATTCCATTTGGGTCTCTCATAAAAAGGTCTCTTTGAGCAGACTTCCATTTTTCTGGATTTGAATACATCACCGGTACTTGAACCAACTGACCACCCTCTTCTACCATTGGTCTTACATCTTTTTCCAAGAAATCTTTAAACGCAAGGTCAATGTCGTATAATCCAATTGAAATGTTTTTAACACTATCAGTATCTCTACGAACTTGATTAGCTTTGTTCAATACGGGGTCATCTTGTGTAGAACTTTGAGTTCTTTTCAAGTCTGGTTTATTTGGGTCGGTCACTCTATAACGATTTGCCATTAGATTCCTACTGGTATTGTGTTAGTCGTACTATTTGAATTACCAAAACGATTGTCTACCAAATTAAGAGTAGTCTGGCGAGTCATATGCGCTGAACATATAATGGAAACATTATAACCTTGTGCAACACCACCATCCCAATGTTCTGGGTTTTTACCAGCAAAGAATTGGGATTCGTTTATGGAGTCAACCATAAAATACTCATCATTCCAACTAATAATATCACCAACTTCAGGGTAAATGTCTTTATCATCGTTTAGAGTATCACGCAAGAATCTAAACTCAGCAGTTCTTGTGTAATACTGACCAAAATCATCGGAGACTTGTTCAATTGCGCTATACTCAATTAGAGCAGGAATTTTCACAGGATTATAGTATACCTTTTTGGTTCCTTCACCATATAAGTTAGTATTTGACTCATCTACAACCAACTTAAAGTAGTATACTTCAGTATCAATAATATCGTTGATAAGTTCCTTATTCAAAGTTCTGAATAGGGACATATCTCTCTGACCACCAAATAACGCCATCTTCTTATCCTATGTAAATTGGTCGTGGGATTCTTGCAAGTGTAGATTCAAGGAACTCAGCCTCATCTCTTTTTGCTTCCATAAGGGCTTTTTTGGATGTTGCTTCCAACATTTCTTTGAGTTGAGTTAGGAGTGCTTCTTTTTCAGTAGCAGCTTCATTTCGTAGGTCAGCTCCATCCAAAGTAATGTCTGCTCCTGGAATTGGAATAGCGGAGAACTTTGCACGAACAGCACCAAGAACCTCTTTAGCCAAAGCGAGTGTATACTTGGTAATCCATTGTCTACCGGCTGAATTAATATCACTATACGATAGTCTTTCAAACGGAACATTTGAGAAATCACTAACTACATTTGACGCTGCAATTGGATTGTTTGCTTCACTATTCAAAGTGTATTCAAAGAAAACCCTAACACCAGCATCACCCGAAACCGGTAGTGGGAAGATTTTAATCCGATTGTTTACTAATTGGAATGAGTATTGAGACTTACGAATCTGGTCGTTGAACTCAATTGCTTGTAAACGAAGTAAGTCATCATACATTGGCTGCATCATAAAGGATACGCCCGGTGAGTAATTACCCCATCCAAACGTTTCCATCATTTGTTGTGAACCAAGACCCGTTCCTACAAATGGGTCAAAGTATCTTACGATTGCGGGTGGAGCTTCGTGGAATACCTTACGGATTGTAAGACCATTAGAAACCGAACCCGATTCAAGTGATACTACACTACTATCGTTTAAGTTATAAATTTGTTGACCCTCTACCATAGTGAAAGAGCCAGTATAGTGTGTTAACCTACCACCGGTCTTTGCTTCAGTTCCATAATCTTTAGCGAGGTTTACCACCCCCTGCATATTATTATTTAGTTGTTTATTAGCAAGGGTGTTGTTTAAATTAGAACCTTGGAGTGATAAAAGGTTTTCTTTTGCACGATACTGATTAATTTGTGAAGAGTATTCGTTTGCTGCTTCTTCAAAGCAAGCAAAGAAGTTGATATCTTGTAATTCAATATCAATAATTGGATAACCCAATCGGTTTGCGCACCAATTAGCTACATTATCAGCGTCTGATTTAAATACAGAATCACCATCAAAAAAACCAAATGGTGTTGGTTTAGTTGTAGATGAACCTGTATAATAAGACGCAGATACTGAAGAAAACGAACTACTACCTGGCCATATTGGAATTTGAATTGCCATTAACTCTCCTATTTATACCTCAATATATAAATAGTTAGTTTCTTAACTTAACTATTTTTAGGAATGTATATGTAATTCATCACACCTTCTTTATCAAAATATCGGGTGTAGTCCATCCACCAAGACAACTGATGTGAGTGTCCTTCTTCTTCAATCCAATCCCAATCTTCTACACCAAGTTCTTGGATACGATTGTGAATTTGAGTATCATAGTAGTCTCGTATCAATCTTGCTCTGCGGTTGATATCAATTACATTTAAATCAACTGTTGATGTTTTGTTGTTATATTGTAAATACAAAACTTTTTTGATGTGTAGGAATTTTGTCACCAAAAATGTTTTTACAATCAACTCATAATCATCCGCAACCGAAACATTCCGATTGTGTCCTTTTACTTGTGAATATACATCATCTCTCCAAATACGAACGTGGTTTGGCATACCCATATTATATCTGATAGTCTTTGGGTTTATTTCATTTGAAAATGTCCCCAACACTTTTTTACCATCAACATCAACCCATTCGTGATAACAATACGCCCAAGTAAATCCATTATTCTGCCAATCACCATATCCATTTGGGTCAACTGGTCCGTATTGTCTGAACGTTCCATCTTCGTATAATTCAGTGCAATCACTATAAACAAATCCGGCGTCAGGATATTCTCTAATACCCTCTAAACAATCCTCAAATGTGGTAGAAGCTAATGCGTCATCGTGGTCCAATTCTACTAACCAAGTTCCATTACACAGCATTGCTGCTCGGTGTTTTACTTCACCAACATTACCACCGGAGTTTGGAGATACACGATGTGGTTTTACGCGATAATCTTTATTTGCAATTTCTTTAAGATATTCCCAAGTTTTATAATCACCTTCGGGCGAATCATCAACTATCACCCACTCCCAATTAGGATATGTTTGATTTTTTAAAGATTCGTATGTTCTAAATATACGCTCGTTGGTTTTGTATGCACCTGTAAATACTGAAAATAATGGTGTTTCTTTATCACCATAAACTTCCTTTATGGATTTACAACTCCAAAATGTTGACTGACATACAATATCATTTGCTAATATAACATCATTTGTTGGAAACTGAAAATCAACCCATTTAGACATAATGTATGGGTGGTCTTTATATTTTGATATTTCAGTATATAAATCTTTACCATTAAAGGTTATAATCACATCGGGATGATACTTTGAAAAATCATCAAAAAAATTTGAATCACTTTCCATAGAGTATGCAATTACACCATCGTATAATCCCTCTTGAAAATAAATGTCAGATTGTAGTTTTATTTCACCAAACCTATCCCAACCATAAATTAATGCGGTTGGTAATTTTGTTTTTCTCATAAACTAATGTTTATTTGTATGGTTCTCCACCTACCCAAAGTACAAACGACTTACGAGTTCCCTTGGTTACCGGAGTCACTCTATGTAAAAAGAATGATGGGAAAACAACAGCAGCTCCGTGAAGTCGTTGTGCGTTTTTGTGTCCAGCGCCTAACATAAATTGTAAATCACCACCCTCATACTCATCCGGTGCTGATAGTTGAACCGTTACTGATACTTTTCTTTGATTTTGAATACCAATACCACAATCCATATGCCAGTCATAATGACCACCACCTTCATAGTATTCCGTGTACTGAATTGCTTCTCTCATAGTGGATAGGTCAAACTTCCACATTGTATCGTTTGCCTCTAAAATCAAATCGTGAAGTTTTTCGTAAACCCAAGCCCATTCTGGTGTTTGAAAACACCACTTTATTTCAGACTTTCTATAAGTCTCCGATACATTAGAACTATCATCTTGACCTACCGCTGCTTTTTCAAACGATAATTGTGAAGTCATTTCTTCAATTTGTGATAATTCTTCCGGTGTGAATGCTGTGGGGAACCAATAGTAGTCAGTAAAATTTACATCAGACCTATATCCGTTTCTATCAAAACTAAAATTATTTTCCATAAAACCTTTTTTTGATAATAAATATCAATCAGAACTTTAATTAATATGAACCAGACCTATAAGTTTCAAGAATAAAGAATTTTTGTCCCGAAGACCACCCATATTCTTTAAATGTTAATTTTTGCAGTGTATCATCCCATTCAAAATAACCGCCAGCTAAACCAACACCTTGGTGTCCTTGAAGTCCTTGTTTTCCTTGCGCTCCAATATCACCAATAAATCCTTGAGTTCCTTGAACTCCTTGAAATCCTTGTGCGCCAGTAGCACCGACAAAACCTTGATGTCCATAATAACCTTGGTTTCCTTGAGTACCTTGTGGACCAGTAGCACCCGCTACCCCATCAAACCCGTAAGAACCACCTAAACCTTGTTTTCCTTGAGCGCCGGTATCACCTACAAAACCTTGTCTACCCACGTTTCCTTGAGGTCCTTGATATCCATCAGGCCCTAATGTTCCAGGGTCAAGACCTTGTTTACCTTGATTACCCTGTGGTCCTTGGAATCCTTGAGCGCCTGTTGCTCCAATAAATCCCTGATTACCTTGATTTCCTTGAACACCTCGTGGACCGGCGAATCCTTCAAGACCAGGGTCAACACCTTGTCTACCTTGATTCCCTTGTGGTCCTTGGAATCCTTGAGTACCAAGATTACCATCAAATCCTTGATTACCTTGACTTCCTTGAACTCCTTGAAATCCTTGAACACCCGTAGCCCCCGCAATTCCTTGTGGTCCGTAAGCCCCTTGTGGGCCTGTAAAACCTTGAGCACCAGTATTACCTACAAAACCTTGAGTTCCTTGAGCACCTTGTGGTCCTCTAAAACCATCAAACCCTAATAAACCAGGGTCAAGACCTTGTTTACCTTGGTTTCCTTGAGGACCTGTAAAGCCTTGAGCGCCCGTAGCCCCAACGTTTCCTTGGAAACCATAAGCACCTTGAGGGCCTGTAAAACCTTGAACGCCCGTATTACCTGCAAAACCTTGGGAACCTTGTGGGCCTGTAAAACCTTGGTTTCCTTGAGCGCCGGTATTACCTACAAATCCTTGGTTTCCTTGAGGACCCGTAAATCCTTGGTTCCCTTGAGGACCCGTAGCTCCTGCAAAGCCCGTTTTTCCTTGAGGACCTCTTGGTCCTTGAAAGCCCGTTGCTCCAAGAGCACCAGTATTTCCTTGGAAACCATAAGCACCTTGAGGGCCTGTAAAACCTTGAACGCCCGTATTACCTGCAAAACCTTGAGAACCTTGAGGACCAGTGAAACCTTGGTTTCCTTGG